AAGGTCAAAAGCTTTCACTTTCGATTGCTTAACCTTGTTCGGTCTCGAACAAACAAGGCAAAGCGTTTAATACACCACAAAAATATATCGAACTTTCAATCATTCAATATCGTTTCTCAATTTCGTTAATAAGTCTTTTATACAAGGGCTGCATTTAGTTGGCTCGATATAGTGTCCAGTAGCCTTCGACGCATAATCATACAACTGTTTCAACTGCTCCTGCGAGACATAGTCTGTATGTATGTCTTTCAAGAATGTTCTTATCTCATCCTTTTCGTCAAGTGTTAGGTTACCTACGGATGTCCATTTGTCAAGTGGACACTTTACATTTTTGAAAGCGGTCTTTAAAAACATATTGCATCCACAAAGCTTGTGCTTCTTTTTCTTGTAGGTGACCTCGCCGCCTAGTAATGGCTTACCACACCATAAGACCTTTGCTTCCCGTTGGCTGAACTTACACGCAGAACATATTGATCTACGCTCCTCAATTGTTTTTGCCGGTGCGAACCACATATTTTTTGATTTTAGATTTGATATAGTTAATGTACTTATACATATATTCTACCGATACCCCTGCGATATCCGCCCACTCTTTATAGTTGAAGTCATCCTCTAAGTAAGCTTCAAATAAAATTCTTTCGTGGTCTGGAAGTCTTGATAGAGCGATGTCCACATTCTCAATACGGATACGGTCGTGCAGGTTGAACGATTCGAACTCAATCAATGTCTCGCTAAATTCAACAGTGTCTAGTTTATAGACTTGACGGAATGCTGATGTCTTGCTATTCCATCCAAGCCACATAGCGCGATTTAAATAACTGAATAATTGATCGGGCGATAATTCGTCGACTCTGTTCATTGAGTGGTCGAGAGCGTACTCAATAGTAAAATGAAGTAACTCATCCCCATCATAACTGTTTTTAGTCATCCGATTTGCAGATGATTTCAGTCGATTGTATATGATGGTTAAGTTATTCATTTTAGATATGCATCTATCACTTGTATTGCCGCATCAAAACCTTTGCATATATGAGCAGAATAGCCTCGTTCTATGAGGCGTTTATTCCATTCTTTCTGTTCGGGTGACGCAACTCCTTTCAATGTCTTGAGTTCGATGGCTAGACCATTATAACCATTACGCGACTCGTAGATGAATAGGTCGGGAAAGCCTTTGACATATCCAGTCTGCTTCATCTTAACCGCTTGTTTATAGGAAGTCCGCACACCCCCTGCGGAAGCGCAGTAGAGCGCAGTAGGATAAGCGTACTTGAGATAGTTGATTACGGCTTTTTGCACCGAATCTTCGTACTCAGTAGTTTTTTTTCCTATGGCTTTCTTATTTAGTATCAAGCAGTTATACAGATTTTAACTTTTTTTAACAATTCTTTATGCTCAAATATTTGCGCAATCGGAAAGTTGTAGTACATTTGTCAAACAAAACAAAGATACACAAATTAATAAACACACGACAATGAACACACCATTTCAACATTTCATCACACTTGCTCAGAGAGTATTTGACAACGTAAGGGTTTATGAGCCAATGAGCAATCCAACTAAAACAATCAGTTGGATAAACACAAAGCAAACATCTAGCAGCCTATCATTTGGTAACTACCCATACACCTGCACCATTCATTTAGTGCTATTGGATGGCGGAGACATTAACGCATCTTGCCAGTTCAGTTGTCCGCTTGACTCGGATGCCTCAGAGTTTGACAGACTATTTGAAGTTTGGGTAGCAGGTGTAGATCAATTCCTAGCTTCTGACTCTATGCTACTTCTTGATAACCAAATTAAAGCCAACCTAAAAAAATGAAACAACGAAAATTCATCTGCGTTCAATCCTCAGCCGAGCCGCTTGACCGATTGAACTACAACGAGCAGAGCAAGTACATTGCTTCCACTACCAAATCAACCCCATACGACAGACTAAAGAAATCAATAATCGAAACACTTAAGGAAATATGATAGAGTTCACACCATACATCAACAAGGCAGAAATGCAAGAGATTGCAAGTCGCATTCGAGATATCTTCGCGGATGCTGAAGCAGACGAAATACCACAATTGAGAGACCGTGTAATAGAACATAATGGATGGGCAATCACTTTCTCAGGATCAATTATCAACGGTGAAATTGATATGGACGAGATAACTTTTGCACCATTCTGGTCAGAACAAGCAAATGAATTAATTAATCTATAAAACAACAACACAATGATTGACACAATTTTTGAACTACAACAACAAGTTATCGATGGCAATGCCAATGCACTTGAAGCCTACATCAACCTAAAGAAGCTAGAGAAGGCATTAGCTACCGTAATATCTAACGTGCAGCCATACGCAATGGACGAGGCAAGTAGATACGGCGAAAGAACCTTTGACAAGTTCGGTGCAAAAGTAGAGCTTAAGAATGCCGCTGCACGATGGGACTACACTAATTGTATCCAGGTGAATCATCTATCTGCTAAACTCAAAACGATGCAGGAACTCGCGCAGTTAGCAGTTAATTCTGAACTATACGATGAGGATGGATTGCGTATTGAAGCAGCGAAGAAACTAGAAGGAAAATCAACAATTTCAGTAACAATTAAATAAATAAATCAAAATGGCAATTTTAGCAGAAAACAATGGCGGTGGAAATTTCGAAAGAGAATTGATACCTGCAGGACTTCAAGTGGCACGATGCTACTCAATGATTGAAATTGGGTCAGTCGCAGAAACGTGGGAAGGACAAAGCAAAGTGAGCAAGAAAGTTCGCTTAACCTTTGAACTACCAAACGAACTCAGAACTTTTAAGCCTGAGAACGGTGAGCAGCCTATGTCTATCAGTAAGACATTCACACTTTCAATGCACGAGAAGGCAGGACTTCGCAAATTCTTGGAGAACTGGAGAGGTAAAACATTTACCGAAGATGAAGCAAAACGCTTTGATGTGTCAAATCTTTTGGGTGCGGCAGGAATGATAACTGTCACTCACACCGAAAAGGAAGGTAAGACTTATTCGAACATCGCAGCTATCGCGCCCGTGATGAAAGGAATGACTTGTCCCGATCAATTCAATTCAAGTAAGATATTGAGTTATGACAACTTCAACTTTGAATTGTTCAATGAACTGCCAAAGTTCTTACAAGACCAAATGGCTGCTACTCCAGAGTACGGAAAGATTCAAGCGGAACTTGCCGCGAAGTCAAGAACAGTTCAACCGATTAAACCACAAGAAGACCCCCGACCTAATGACACAGAAGACTACTCAGATTTGCCTTTCTGATTTTAGGGTGTTTGTGAAGCAGAATTTTAAGAGCGTGTCGAACTTCGGCACGTTTCTTAAGGTCTGCCGCAACACCGCCACGCACTACGCGAATCAACCCCAACAGATGTCAGCACTTCAAATTATGAAAGTCGCTGCACACACTGGCACTAACATTAACGACTTAATACAACTAATACAAAATGAATATAGACATAAACACACTCCTTCCAATGGTGAAGGAGCAGAATAAGCAAGAGTTTATTGAGTTGATAATTGCTCAGAACAAGTCACGCGACCACTCAACCGTTGACGATATCGAGCTATCCAAGTTCATTTCCGCTATCTGCGAATGGTCACAGTGTTATCACAGTATTGGAATGAAAGAAATCCAAAGTAAGAGCAGGTTGCAGGACATCGTTTACATAAGACACATTGCCCTTTACTGTATTCAAATGGAATTCTCGCAGCGAATGACGCTAACAAGATTAGCCGCGATTTTTAACCGCCACCACGCATCGGTAATCCACGCGACGAAACGATGCTCTAACACTTTAGGCTATGACAAGAAGTTAAACCAAATGTTAATTAGTCTAAATGAGTATCTGAACCTAAGAGGGTTCACTACTTTAGCCAAGATTTCACAAACACTGCAACAACCTAAATAATTTCACGAACAATGAAACAACACACACTGGCAGTTCAATGCTGCATTAAAGAGATTCTTGACAGAAAAGAAATCGGAAAGCTACATCCGTCTGCTGAATTAATTACTGAGGTCTGTGAGAAGTATGGACTAGGTGAGGACTACATTATAAAGATTGCTGAATTTCCAAAACGATAAAAACAAAAATACAATGAGACAAAAATTAACTAAGGACAAAGAGGTGCTGCGTAAAAGACTAGCGCACCTAACTAAGACACTTAATTCAAGGAATCACAAATCACTTAATGAAGCTTTAGGTGAAGTTAAGATTGGGCATTGGATGGCTAAAATCCTACTTCAATCAGGTGTTGCTTATAAAGATTCACAAGGCTACTATCGCGGCATTGTTAGACTGCACGATAGCAGAGTAGATAAATGTGTTGAGTTAATTAAGGAGCATTACAAAGATGCTCACCTAGCAAGAAACAAACCAACGGATAAACAACTTCCTATTGTTTTTTCAGAGCCAAAGATTCGAGTATCAAATGTGAAGTTTTGCAATCCAAAACCAAAGATTGGTTTGTTGAAACGATTTAAAATTTTATTTACTGGAGAACTCTGAAGGAATAAAACATCAACAACAATAAAAACACAACACAATGACGGCAAAAGACTTCTTTTATAAAAACGCAAAGGCAACGTATCAAGATTGCATCTCTCCAGACGAGTGCATCAAACTAATGAATGAATACCACAAGCACATAGTAGGCGAGTTCGTTGCCCCTTCAATGGAAGATGTGGTTTCATTCTTTCAATCTAAGACGGGCGGCAGTCAATCAGACGGCATTACATTCGCATCCAAGTTCATCGCCCACTACGAGTTGAAGGATTGGAAGTACGGCAATAAAAAACTGAAGGACTGGAGACGAGCAGCGGTAGCGGCTTGGGATATGTCTAAATTTGTAACCACAAAAACGATTAATAATGGAACATTTGGAAAAGGCACAAGTAGCGAGGGGCTTCAATCACTCCTTGACCAATTTAAGTAAGGTAGCCAACGTTGACTTTAGAAAGATAATCGCAGCCAAAGAAGCACCACTAATTGCATTGATTAGTGGTAAGGACTTCGCGGTTGAGTATTATGCTCAACTTGTCTTTCACGGCATACCACAACCCGACAGAATCGAGCCAATCCAACAACTGCACTCGTTTGTCTCTGACAATTTCAGTTGGTGTACTACGGTTGATTTCAAGTTAGCATTTGAGTTCAATGCTGCTAGTAAGTTGGCGAACAAGTTGACATCATTCAAATCATTTGATGCTACCTATGTCGGTAGTGTATTGAGCGAATACTACCAGTTGAGAATGGACGCGATGAAAAAATGGAATGAAGTCAATGTCAACTACATCGAACCTGCACGACAGTTAGAATCAGCTAACGAGTCATTGAATTGGTTTAATGATTCGTTAAATAAAGATATCGAGAATGCGAAGCTAGGTAACTATATGGCTGCGGAGTTGATGGGCTTTGTGATGCTTGAGAACTTGTACAAAAGTGGTCTAGTGACCGATGACTATTGGACGGATGACGAGTGGATAGGATTCAAGCAGAGAGCGAAACGACTCGTTCACGATCAACAAGAAATCGGCAAGACCAAGCTTCAAAGAATCTTAGCCAACCCCCGACTAAAAGAGCAGTACACGAACAGTATTGCAAGAGAAATGAAAGTGATTATGTACCTGAATTATTTAACAAAAAACAAATAGCAATGACCGAACTTGAAAAATGTGAATTGGCAAAAAGTAAAGGCTTCACCTATTGTCCAGTAAGCGGAGAATTGAAAGGTGTATATGGAAAGTTAATTACAAAAAAACATTCTAGTGGTTATATTGAATGTAGAGTCTATTATGCAACCAAACCATTTTTTGTATTTGCTCATAGATTAGCTTGGTTTCTTTATTATGGAGCTTTACCAATTAATTCACTTGACCATATAGATGGGAATAGGAGTAATAATAAAATTGACAATTTGCGTGATGTCACTAATCAGCAAAACCAATGGAATCAAACAAAAGCTAAAGGTTATTCTTTGGATAAAAAAACAAATAAATTTAAAGCTGCCATAGGAATTAATGGAAAGAGAAAGCATCTTGGATTGTTTGAGACCAAACAAGAAGCAAGAAACGCATATCTAAAAGCGAAAGAAACTTACCACATTATAGCTTAATTTTACCAAATGTACACACCCCAATATACTAACCGCCAAGATGAAGCATTGACTTTGTTATCGCCTAAAGACCTGATAACAGAAACTGTGTTATATGGCGGTAGTGCTGGTGGTGGTAAAACTTTTCTCGGTTGTTCTTGGCAGATTAATCGCAGATTAAAATATGCAAACACCAGAGGATTGATAGGTCGTGCAGAATTAAAGCGACTTCGACAGTCAACGATGGCTACCTTTTGGACGATTGCAAATCAGATGGGACTTCGCCCTGGCACTCATTACACATACAACGGTCAAGACCACGTTATAAAATTCTACAACGGTTCGCAAATCATCTTGATGGACTTAGGCTTTATGCCTAGCGACCCTGAGTTTAGCCGTCTTGGTTCGATTGAAATCACAGACTATTTTGTCGATGAAGTAGCGGAAGTTTCTCAACGGGCAATCGATATACTAGATTCTCGTGTGCGTTATAACTTAATCAATGGTGTTCCGAAAGGATTGCTATCCTGCAACCCAACAAAAGGATGGTTATACGCTGACTACTTTGATGCTGCACGAAATGGAACGCTCAGAGAGGACAGAGCATTCATCAAGGCATTGCCGACAGACAATCCGAATCTTGAACCTGCCTACCTTGAGAAGTTGTCACGCCTTCCAGAGATTGACCGTAAAAGACTTTTAGATGGTGATTGGGACTATGATGAGAGCAACGATAGACTTTACTACTACGATGACTTGTTGAGATGTTTTAGAAACGAATTGATAGGCACTACCGCTTACATCACTGCCGACATCGCAGCACTTGGAAATGATAAAACAATCATTGGTCTGTGGTCGGGAATGTCATTGGTAGATGTGTTTATGATGGAGCATAAGTATCCAAACGAGGTCGCAGAATTTATCCGTAATTTAGCCAAAGAAAGAAACGTGAAGCTGAGCAATATTGTGGTAGATGCTGACGGATTGGGAATCGGTGTGGTGGGTATTTTGAAGTGTCAATCATTCAACAACGGTGGTCGTGCGATAGATAGCGAGACCTATATGAACTTGAAGGCTGAGTGCTACTTTAAAATGGGCGAGTACATCAACGCAAACAAGATGACCATCGCCGCTGATAAATACAAGACTGAAATAATTAAGCATTTGGAAGTTGTGAGGATTGCTCATATTGATCGCGAGAGAAAGAAGGCGGTGACCAGTAAAGAAGAAATCAAAAAGAAACACGGCTTCTCACCTGACTTCGCAGATATGATGATGATGAGAATGTATTTTGAACTGTATCCGAACTATGGCAGGTATGCTATACGATAATTAAACAAATAAACAAAATGATTTTAGACAAAAGTATTACTGGAATCCCTACCCAAATGTGGGATGAGTTAAAGTATTTCGTTCTTGACGGGCGAAATGTTAACGAACTGAGGTTGAATCGTCAGTTGGTTAAGGAGACTTTGAAAGTTCCCAACCCAAAATGGGCAG